ACGAACCTGCAAACCATTTGCCAGACCGAAATTGAGGGTGGTCGGAATAGTCAAGTCATACATCTTGGGGTAATTCTCTGGACTCAATGGAGTAATCTCGACAATGGGGTCTAGCACGACATTTTCGACTTTTTCATACTCGTTGAGAGGTTTGAACACTACCGCATTGTCTTTTAGTTCGACAAATCTTCCTACGACAGTAAATAACATTGCAAGTTTGTTCGCATCCTCTTCGCAGTTCGTTTGGAAGTTGTCATTTCCATTAGACATATCCAAGCACAAATCAACAAGTCTCTCTCCGGATTTATTGCAAAGAATATCTGTAGGAATAACTTGGGATTTGCCAGATTGGATGTCCCTTATAATTCCAACCAACTCAAAATCAGTATAGGATTCAGTCGATTCGGTAGGCGGACTGCACAATTCCATAGTCACTGGCAAACAGTCACCCACCTTAATTTCCGGCGTCAACACTTCATTGAACACCCGTTTCTCTGAATTCCAAACCAGTAGAGACTTGCTTTCCGTCACAATTACTGACCGACCACCCAACGACTTAATCTCGTACAATACATTTCCGGGGTCGTGACGAGTAACTGCAGTGATTTCCTCCCATGTCACTACACCATTCTCATCCATAGTCGGAACATAGACGATACCTCCGTCGATATTAACGAGTTCCATATTTTTCTCTTCGTATTTCTGGACGGATTCTGGTGCGGACTGGTCGATAATTCCGTCGATCCATCTACCAATCTCCGTATAAACCGGTCTGCCTTTCTCCAGCAACACGATGGGGGTTTCCCATGACACCGATTTCACCGCTGTATCAATCAAACCGATACGACCACCCATCGCATGGAAGAACAGTTCATGGGCATTCAGACCTCCAATGTACGAATTCTTGATGAATCCACGAGCACCGGGCGAATCGTCGAATTTGCAGAAATGCGGCAAAGTACGACTATCGAAACCGTAAGGCACACGCTTCGAATCCACATTGACCTGTCCCAAACACGAAATCATATGCGAGATATTGAGGAGCGAACCTTTCGAACCGGAATTGACAATCATCAAGAATCGATTGTCCGGGTTCAGACTCTGACGACTGATTTCGTCCGTCTTCTTCGTCGCATCATTCAGCACATTGTTCACCTGCGCCTCGAACTCCGTCTTGTTCGAATACGACGTATTGTTCTCGAAAGCACCGGCATGCAACTTCTGGATAAGAGCAGACACTTCCAACTCCTTATCTTGAATTGCCTGGATAATTCGAGTATGAGTTTCGCGATTCGACATCAAATCACTGACGCCGACACTATACGAACTCACTTTCATATACTCGGTGACAATGTTCTGCAAATTATCGATGAATTCCGCTGCAGTTTTCTTACCATAATCATTGCAGATTCGGTGCAAAATACCCTTTGACGCGCCTCCTAGAACAGACTTCTCGATTTGACCGCGAATATAGCGACCATTGTAGATTTCGAGGTAGTTGTTGGAAGTAGCAGGGTCTTCCTTTTTATCAGCATCCCACAACTTCGTCTTGTACTTGAGGGTAAGCGGTGGCATGATTTGCGAGAGGAGTTCGAAGTTGGTTACTTCTTTCTTGCTTCTCGCGAAAAGGGTAGCAGGATTCACATTCGGGTATGCCATCAACAAGTTCATTGCCTCGCGAGCAGAGAACTTGACGCCTTCGCGACTGATGCGATAGGAACCGAGGAGCGAATCCTGATAAATCGAAATAATTGGCACATTGCTAGACGGACTGACAATCTGTGTCGTGGTGGACGCCAACAGACGCAACTCAGTCTCTGCCAATATGTTTTGCGGCATGTGCATGTTCATCTCCATGAAATCCACGAGGTTTCCCAGGTGGTCGGAATACACCTTAAGCATCATCAGGTTGATTAGACCATCATATGACACCCACAACCATCTACTCTCTGAACCTTTCCCGTACTCTTATCATTGCGAGGTTAGGGACTTGGCTGCGGATCGCCCAATTCTTCACGTTATTACCATTGGGTTCGGCAATTAACCGAGTTCCTCCATGACGTTTCCATCAGGGAGTGGTAGTGAAAGACTCTAAAGGGGGTTCCCGCAATTTGGTCGTGTTGCCGCGCGCTACGCGACTAGGCAGTTATATCTACTACTGAGTATGCAAAATTCAGTTTATAGATCAACATTACAACATTTTCCTCCCAAGGTATTGTTGACAACCTTGAAAGTGTCTGCCTGTTTGAGACAAGATTTATCTCCATCGAACGGTGACTCCACAAGGTTTCCCAAGTGGCCGGAGTACACCTTAAGCATCATCAGGTTGATTATACCATCATATGACACCCACAACCATCTACTCTCTGAACCTTTCCCATACTCTTATCATAGCGAGGTTAGGGACTTGGCTGCGGATTACCCAATCCAAGACATTTTTACCATTGGGTTCGGCAATTAACCGAGTTCCTCCAAAATGTTTCCATTAAGGAGTGGTAGTCATTGGCTTCAGGGACTTCCCGCAATTTGGTCGTGTTGCAAAGTAGGGAACCTACAGTTCCCCTACGACCCCTCCTTTCAAATAAAGTTAATTCATTGTGGGAGGGTGTGGTAAAGGGAGGGGTCGTAGGGGAACCGTAGGTTCCCTACTTTACTAGGGGGTTTCACGCTTTTAACGCCCCCTGTTGCCGACGTCGATAAATTTGGAAAATTTACGAAAATTTCATCGGCATTGTACGGTTTCGTGTTGCAAACGTTCATCCGGAACGTATCGCCTTTCTTCATGACCTTAACTTCGTGACACATCATACTCATTCTGTGCAAACTCGGTTGTCTGTTAAACAGCACAAAGTCGCCATCCATCATATGACGGTGCACGATATCACCCGGTCGCAAGACAATCGAGTTCCGGTCCACGTATCGCAGAGAAATTCGTTCGCCGCTCTTGCGCTCGAGAATTTTCGCTCCGGGATACTGGTCCGGACCATTCTGCACCAATTTGGTCAAGAATTCGAGTGTCATGTCGTTGACAGTAATCGGTTTCGTGATATTCATTGCAATTTTCATCGGAACACCGAGTTGTCGCATGGACAAATTCGGGTCACCAGTGATGACGGAACGCGCACTGAAATCGACACGTTTTCCCATCAGGTTACCACGAATACGTCCATTCTTGAAATTAAGACGCCCCATGATACACTGGAGAGGACGACCGTTTCTCTGGGCGATTGGCGAAGCGCCTTTCACCTTATTGTTCGCAATCATCGCAATCAAATACTGGAGTTCGAGCGTCAATCCCTCAATCACATTCGGGTTCGCATTCTCCTGTATCTTGTTCTTCAGGTCGTTGTTCGTCTTGATGATATTGATGTAGATATGCGTCAAATCATCCTCACTGCGCTGTTGAGCGTCCAACTTCACCGAAGGGCGAACGGCAGGAGGCGGGACAGGCAGGATCTGACAAAGCATCCATTCCGGGCGTGACCAAGAAGAACTGAACCCGACGAAGTTCACATCTTCGTCGGAAATACGACGGAAAATCTTCAGGACGATTTCCGGTGTCAATTTCAAACTCGCGGTGCCGCCTGCGGCGGCAGGATTCGACGATGGAATACGCGACCAATGTGCATGCAATGTTGCCATACCCTCCAATTTAATCTTGTCGGGTTGCAAACATCCACATCCTTCGCCGGTATGGTCACCGCAACGACTAATACGTTTCGACACGGCAGACTGCACATATTCCCATCTCTTCTCTCCGGAATATTCCAATATATGCGCATGCTGCGACTTGTCTATCAATAGTTTGCTGCACTTAAAGCAGACACATTTGAGCACTTTCATAATTTCCTTGATATGTTGAATGAAGAACACGGGACGTCCTAACTCGATGTGTCCAAAATACCCCGGTGTATCAATATGAGTGAGACCATCGGTGGGGCAAATCATGCCGGGTTCCAAGACCCCCATGCGAGGATCAAAGAGACCGCCATCCACCGGCATCCCTCCCATATAAGTCTCTCTTCTCGTGATTTCCACGACGGAATTCTTGAGAATTTCCTCGGGAGAGAGAAGACTAAACTGAACACGAATCACACGAGAAGGGGTTTCATATTCACTTCTGACTTTTGACATTTTCGTATTGTGAATAGAAGGTATAATATAGTGAATGATATTTTTAAGTCGCTTTCGATAAGTAATAATAAAATGTAGCAGATTTGTTATAAATGAGATTCAAAATAGAATGGTTCAATTTTCTAAAATATACTATTTCAGAAAATACATAAACGCACCAGCATAATAATAGTTATCCAGTATTATCAGTATCAGTATCATCCTTATCGACAACACCCACCTCAAATATGCCATCGAATAAAAGTAAACTCCAAAATCTTCGCAAGAAGAACAAGAAGGTCGAACCTGAATCGTCTTCCTCTTCCTCTTCAGAAGACGATTCTGATTCTGAATACAAACCATCTTCACCTTCAAACACCAGTAAATCGAAGTCTTTAGAATCTTCCGAAGAAGATGGTACGGTTTATACAGAATGCAGTTCATCTGAGGAGTCTCTTCGTAGTGAAGAGGAGGCAGATTCGTCTTCGGAATATGACGAAAAGTTTGATCATAAGAAGTTCCGCAAAACGATTGCAAAACTGTTCCCTTCAAAATATTCAAAAGATAAGGCAAAAGACAAACCAAGAAAGGATAGAAAATCGAAACGCAAGGCATCCAAACCAAAAGAATCCGATTCCGAAAAAAGCGAAGCGTCGTCCGATTCAGAACTAGAAACAACCCGTTCCCATAAAAACAAGAAGCACTCGTCGCATAAAAAATCAAATAAAAAGCATCGAAGACGCGTAGAAGAGTCCGAGGAAGAATCTGAATATGATAGTGAATACGAAGACGAAAAGAACACGGAAACTGGGAAATTCTTAATTGTAAGTGTTGGAGGAGTACAAGATGACGACGACGAAGACGAAGACGAGGATGACGCCAATTCTCTTACAGAAGACCCCACCGAAGAGTTCGACAGTGATGCAGAAAAACTGTTTATGGGGGAAGCATATGAAACTGTAGTGCCGGTAACGAAACCCAAAGAACACCCCCCCAAAAAATACAGTTCATCGCATTCCAAGAGTAAATCAAGAAATACCGATTCAACGAACGACAAATCGGAAAAGGCAGATACGAAAGATCCAATTCCATCTGATGTCGAAGATGAATATAAGGAAATGCTCGATGTGCGTAAAATGTTGACAGAACAATTGAAGCGCCGCCCGGCAAATAAATTCCTGAAATCGTCATTGAAAGAGTGCAATGAAAATATCATAAAACTAACCAGAAAAGCAAGACACGAGAACACGAATGCTTATTACAAATTAGTTAATAGTGAAAAACGCCAAGCAAACGAAATCGATTATTTCAAGCATAAGTTGTCGAACAAGGAACAGCAATGTATCATGTCCGATTTGAAAGAGATTAACCGCTCCATATATGCGGAGAAACCGTATCGTCTCTCTCTTCTTCAATCGAAGATCCCGTCTAAATTCAAGGCAGTTGCTATGCAACGTCTAAACACTCTCAAGTCAATGGACCAAGGCGATCACGAGTACTACAAAATCAAGAACTGGGTCGATGCGTTCATGCGTATCCCATTCGGAGTTTACCGAAACATCAATGTGCGAATGAGTGACGGTTTAGAAGTATGTGATAATTTCATGAATTCCGCGAAGAAGACGCTAGACGACTGTGTGTATGGTCTCAATGATGCGAAGTTGCAGATTATGCAGATGTTGGGTCAGTGGATTGTGAATCCGAATTCGGTTGGTACATCGATTGCGATTCACGGACCACCCGGAACTGGAAAAACGTCGATTGTCAAGGAAGGAATTAGCAAAATTCTTGGGCGCGAATTTGCTTTCATTGCGCTCGGCGGATGTGGCGACGGTAGTTTCTTGGAAGGACATTCTTATACTTATGAGGGTAGTACGTGGGGTAAAATTGTGCAAATATTGATGGATTGCAAGTCGATGAACCCGATTATTTACTTTGACGAGTTGGATAAGGTGAGTGATACACCGCGTGGACAAGAAATCATTGGGATTCTGACGCATTTGACGGATACGTCGCAGAACTCGGAATTCCACGACAAGTATTTCTCGGAGGTGAGTTTGGATTTAAGCAAGTGTCTCTTCATTTTTTCGTATAATGATGAACATTTAGTGAATCCGATTCTGAAGGACCGTATGTATCGTATCCAAACGAAGGGGTATGAGTCGAAGGAGAAAATCACGATTGCGCGAGATTATTTGCTTCCGAAAATCCGCGAACAAGTGAACTTTAACGAAGAAGATATTGTGATACCGGATGATACTCTGAAGTATATTATTTCGACTCCTCATTTAACGAAGAATGAATCAGGTGTGCGTAATTTGAAGCGGTGTTTGGAAATCATTTATACGAAATTGAATTTGTATCGATTGGTAAAATCCGACAATGCGATGTTTGAAAAAGATTTAGGGATAAAAGTACAATTCCCAATAACCGTTACAAAGAAAGAAATTGATGTATTTATCAAGAATAATGAAACACTGAATCCGAGTATGTTGGCAATGTACTGTTAAGGGAACGTAGTTCCCTTCGGAACCCTCCTTTTTTGCGACCGCTACGCGGTCTCGGCGGGGCGTATTTCCCACATTAACGTATACTAGTTGCACAAATACAAAGTGCGTATTTCAGGGTTTTAACCTGTACTAGTAGAGATTAAAAGAAACATTTATACCATCTTATTGTATAAACTTGCAAAAAATGAGTACTCTCTCCCTCTCCAGCATCCTAAGTCCTCGCGCTATCACGCTCCTCGTCTTTATTCTCGTCGTCCTCTTCCTCGGTGCCACATTCAACGTCCAGGTCGGACCGGAGTCGTTTGTGGAAGGTAATACAACAACCACACCTAAACCAACCACTGCTGCTGCCACCACACCCAAACCAACCACTGCTGCTGCCACTACCAAGAAATCAACGCTAATGTAAATAAATTATTTAATCCATAAAACGATTACATAATTTCATAACAAAATATAAATGACATATCATCCCTCCATCATACCATCCAATACCCTCTTATCCTCCTGGATATTCTACTGGTCTACCCTCTATTGCATTGCAAAGTATTCTACCTCCTCCATTCCTCTCGACTTTTGGAATCCGACTTTTGCCATCTTATTTGCACTCGCCTACCAAACATATGCACTCATACAAGTCCTCTTGAACGTCCGTCCCTTTTACCGTCTTCCGCGGGTTTTAGCAAAATTCTTTGCTATTACATTTGCATTCAAATTGCTTCCTCTCTATTTAGTGATTGGTGCACCCAACATGGTAAATATTCCTAACAGTATTGCCGCAAATATACAAAGTGGTATACCGTTATTTATTATTGTGTTTTTGGTGTATTTTGTCTATATTACACATCAAAAATTAGAGTTGTTTGAAATATACGACGATTTGACGGATTCTTATATCAAAGACGATGACCGTATTCCGTCTTATCGATTAGCAAACGATTCATTATTTTTCAACAAGTAATCTATAAAATTACCAAAATGAATACTCTCATTCCTGCATCCTACATATTCAGTTACTGGATTTTCGCATGGGCAGTCGCATATATATTGGTGAAATACGCGTACCGATTATCGAAGTCAAAAATACCTAAACAAATCGAGTGGTTCAATCCGTCCTTGATTTTCCTAATTGCGTTAATTTGTAACATGATAGAGTTGATTCTGCTCGTAATGAATAGGTCGAATGTATACAAACTTTTTAAATACGCATTGATGATAGTGTGT